AGCCGCAGAAGGCCGCCGTAAAGGCAAAGGCCATGTATGGCCGGGCATATGACCGCATGGTCAGGGATTACAACAGAGGGGTACACGCTGCGCCCCTTAAGGATAACGAGGAGCCGTTTTAATGCAGAAGATGACTAAATCCTGCTTTGATCGCATGGTATCAGAGCAGAAGGAGCTTGCGGAGAGGCTGTCGAAGCTGAACCGTTTTCTCGAAAAGAACTGGATGAGCGTCAGGAGCGACCCTGACACCTCAAACGTCAGCTACGAGACCTACCGCTATTTCCAGCTTTTGAAGCGCCAGCGTGAGGCGATGGCTGACTACAACCAGATCCTGCTGACACGCATCGGATATGCAGTACAGCAGGGCATTGAGGACTGAACAGAGAGTTTTTTATGGATAGCATACCTGAATTAACGCGTGTCGGCGTTTGGGTCAACCCTGACACCTGTGACGGTGACAGTATCCATCAGGTTTATACCGGGCTGAAAGGCGGGGCAGAACTCCATCGCTTCGTCAACAAAGGCGGCGTGCCTTACTCGGCTATTTACCTTAATGGCATCGAATGCTGCAACCACGAGAGGCGCAAGGAGGCCGGGCTTATTGATTACTGGCAGACTACCGCTTGGGAGTACTGGACTAAAAGAGCACGGTCAACGCATTAACTATCAACTAACCGAGGGAATTTTTATGAATAAGATCCGTGAGAATTTGAACAGGTTTCTGACCTGCACCGCGTACCGCGGCGACAAGCCTGTCTGTACCTGGGCGCGCTGTGTCAGGAGGGACGGCACTCACTACTGGCAGACTGTCGAGCATGATGAACTCACCGGCCCCGAGATGGAGCCGGCAGATCTTGCCGAGTCTCTTGCCATTATTGAGGGCACCGGCTGCAGGCTTGACTTCAACAACCATTCTGCGGCGTGAGGTGGCATTATGATGGCAGAGGAATTTTGGAGCAAGGAAGATGAACTGATTCGGCGTGCCGATGGGCGCGCCGCCGGACGAGGTGTGGGCTAATTGGTGGAGAGCAATGTAATGGCTGTAACAAAAAAGCCGGTAGAGTATAAAGGCGTGATATATCCGTCAATAACTGCGCTTGCCGAGGCTTACGGCCTGCGGCGCGACACGCTGAATTTAAGGCTCAAGAAGCATATCCCGCTTGAGATGTCGAGGTACGCAAAGGGCGTTATCACGTATCATGGCATTGACTATCCGTCAATGACAGCGCTTGCCGAGCACTTTGACCTCAAGCTGAGCACGTGCCATATGCGGCTAAAACGCGGCGTGCCGCTCACCCGTCCGGTGCACAAGGGCGCTATGAAGCCTCTTGAGTATGAGGGCGTGAGGTATGAGAGCGTGAAGGACTTTGCGGAGCGTAACGGTGTCAGGTACGAAGTTGCAAGTGCCTGCATAGACGGCGTGAAGGGGAGATGGCTCGATGAAAGAGAGAAAGATTAGCCCCGTCTCGCGCCTGATCCAGGACTGCAGGAATGAGCAGGTTGTGCTTAATTCGCTGCTGAAACGTTTTCGCGGCGTGCATCCTGTTTTGGTAATACCTGATGTTCACGGGCGCGAACTCGCTGAAAAGCTGAGAGGCGGCGGCACGATGCCGCCTCACCAGCACTGGCTCTATACAGACGAGGAGCCGCCGCAGAGTATGTTTTACGCGCTTCGGGGCGCGCTCTGCCTGATGCGCTATAACTTCTCGCTTGCCGGGCATTTTCAGCTGTCCGAGGAGCAGGCGGGCGCGATAGCCGCCTGCTCCTCATGCAAGGCCGCAAAGCCCGGCGGATGGCTGTCGGTGTTTTCTGCCTGGAGGCAGAAGGCGTGAAGGCGGCGGACTGCGGGCGCCTCGCATGGGCGCTCAAGGTGTCATGCCTTACAGCTTCAAGAGCCGCGGCGGTGCGGTCGGGGCATTCCCTGATTTACGCGCCGGGCGCTCCGGTGTACGGCATGACGCCCGCTCCGGCTTTGCTGTATGAGGCGCGCCTGTACGAGACCGATTTACAGCACTGGGCGCGCTACGAAGCCGCCTATATCCTCATGGCCGCAGATGCCAGGGCGCGCGATTGCCTGCAGAAGAGCATAGCGGCAGCAAAGGCCGCGGGCACTCCGCTCGAAAGGTATCAGCGCCCGCCTGTTATCGTTCCGGTGTCGTCAGGGCTTGATGTGCTCACTGCCGTAACGCTTCATGCTGCGTATGCCGCGGGCGCTGATGTATGCCGGGCGTATCATTATAGTGCCGACGCGATATATACGCCCTGCACGCCGGGCTATGAGATGCTGAAAGAGTGGAGCCGCAAGATCTCAGCCGAGGCTGTAGGGCACGCCGCCGGGCAGGTGAGGCAGCAGTGCACAGACGGCAGGGCAAGGATCCTGCTTACGGCGCGTGAGTGTACGCCGCGTTTCAGCGTCTTTGAGACAAAGACGGGCATTTACGAGCGTGAGATCCTGATAAACGCATCCGATAAAAATATTGTTCCGGCCTGTTGAAATCCGGCACAAATTGTGCTATTCATGCTATAATCTATCCAACGAAATAACAGCCGGGGCGCATCATGATTACAAAGCCCAAAATCCCTGTAGATCTTGAAAAAGTCAAAGAATTAGCGGCTCATGGCCAGAGCCAGGGGCAGATAGCCATTAACCTCGGGATAAGCAGGTCAACGCTTCAGAACCGCAAGCGCGAAAATGAACAATTTGACCAGGCCATAAAAGAGGGCAAGGCTATAGCCCTGCAGAAGGTTGAAAACGTGCTGTTTGAGATGGCTACATCAGGCGAGAACACTGCCGCGACGATTTTCTACCTCAAGACGCACGGCGACGGCGAGTGGTCAGAGAAGCAGCAGATTGATGTAACTTCATCCTCGCCTATACAGGTGCAGATTATCAACGATCTTAAGGACTAACAGCGTCAGATGGCAGTCAGGCAGGTCAGGCTTTCAGACATTGTAGGCGGCGGATACAAGGACTTTTGGAATACCGCATGCCGTTATCGTGTCGTCAAAGGCTCAAGAGCCTCCAAAAAGTCTACTACTGCCGCCCTGTGGTTTATCGTCAACCTGATGGCACAGCCGCAGGCCAATCTGCTGGTAGTGCGCCGCTATGGGCGTACGCTTAAGGACTCATGCTTTGCTCAGCTGAGATGGGCTATAGACCGCCTTAATATCGGGCAGTTTTGGAAGGCTACTACAAATCCGCTTGAACTGACTTATATGCCGACAGGGCAGAAAATACTTTTCCGCGGCCTCGACGACGGTTTAAAAGTTACCTCCATCACTGTTGCAAAGGGATTTTTGTGCTGGGTATGGATAGACGAGGCTTACGAGATCCGTGAGCCTGACTTTAACAAGCTTGATATGTCTATCCGCGGCAAATTGCCGAAAGGGTTAAACCATCAGCTGACACTGACCTTTAATCCCTGGAGCGAGCGCTCATGGCTTAAGGCGCGTTTCTTCGATACGCCAAATCCGCACGTCTTCGCGGCTACTACAACCTACAAATGCAACGAGTGGCTCTCCGATGAGGATAAAGCCATCTTTGCCGACATGGCAGAGCACAATCCGCGCCGCTACGCTATCGAGGGCGAGGGGCAGTGGGGCATATCCGAGGGGCTGATTTTTGACCGCGTGAGGGAGCAGGATTTTGACGCTAAGGAACTTATCCGCCAGCGCCTGCCTGCCGTCTACGGCATGGATTTCGGATTTACGGATCCTACGGCCTTTGTCGGCGCCCTGGTAGACGCAAAGGCCATGAGGCTGTATATTTTCACCGAGTGGAGCGGCACCGGAGTTACCAACGCTGAGATATGCGCGGGCATAAAGGATTTGGGCATTATCCATGAGCGCATTTACTGCGACAGTGCAGAGCCGAAGAGCATAGCAGAACTGCGCCGCCTCGGCCTGAACACGGTTTCAGTCACGAAGGGCGCCGATAGCGTGCGCTATGGCATACAGAAACTGCAGGGCTTTGAGATGATAGTTTCTCCGGCCTGCCCGGGCTTCCTTCACGCGGTACAGAACTATACATGGAAGAAGGACAAGAACGGAATGCCGACGGATGTGCCTGAGCACGACTTCTCGCATTTCCCGGACGCGCTCCGCTATGCGGTGTCAGATTTCCGTATGGGCGGCTTCCGCATTGACGCAACCAATAAGAGGTATTTAGGATTATGACAGAGAACACTGAAAAATCACGCCTCTATATATCCCCGTCAAACGCGGAGGATATCGCGTCAAACCTGATGATGCCGCAGAGGACTTTTAAGGCCTTTGACAGCATCGATAAGGTCAGGCGCGCTTTTGCGCTCCCTGTCTCGATGGGCGCACCGAAGGATGAGCGCGAGGCGCTTGACATGGCCTTTGACTCCGCCGGCGGCTACAGCACTATATATGAGTCCCTGCAGCAGCACGCGGGTGATATGGGACAGTACCCGATTACGAGTTTTATCGGCTATGGGGCGCTCCAGCAGATTGCCCAGAACGGTATGATCCGGGCGTGCATACAGACTGTCGCTGACGATATCACGCGCGAGTGGATTACCGTCAAGGGCGGCGACGATACGGATCCGGAGGATGTGCAGCATCTTGAGGATCTCCTGGATCAGAAGTATCACCTGAAAGATTTGTTCCATTCCGCGGCGGCCACTGTCGGCTACATGGGCGGTGCTTTTATCTTTATCGATACGGGCGCCGAGGGTGAGGATCTTGCCCTGCCGCTCCGCATCTCGTCTCTTTCGGCTGAGATGTCGGAGGGCATGGCGCTCCGCTTTACCCTT